AGCATCCCCTCCTAAATTCATAGTGGTAGATATTTCGCAGCTAAATCTATCTTTGTGCCTTTTAAGAATATCGCCTTTTTTATAAATTCTTGCATAAGTATATGCAGGATATAATTTTAATCCTGTTGCTTTTTCCATAACTGGCTGACATTTTAACATTAATGTTTCCATTGCTATATCTGAATAACAAGAATAGGTATTTGGAATTTGTTCCTCCTGTCCTTCATAGTATCCTAATAAAGTTTCATATGGAGAAATGTATCGTGCTTGTCTGCAAGTATCTAATACTTGTTTTTGCATAGAAAAATAATTTGCAACAAATGTGGCTAAGTCTTTTGAGATCGCTTGTTTAATAACTGTATATTTATTTTTTTTAAAGGACATCTTTAGCCATTTCTTTTGGTACAGCTTGTATATTCCAATGAATAAATCTAAAGGGTTCTATACCATGATCTACTGCATATTCATGTTCCAAGTACCCTGGAAAAATAATTAAGGTTCCAGGCTGTACTTTAAAATTAACTAATTCAGTTCCATGAAAAACACCTTTACTTGGTTTAAGTTTTAATTTTGTAGCTCGTGCACCTGTCCGTGGTTCGTGAAAAATTGGAAAAGAAGTTTTGTCCGAACACTTTAAAAAATAAAATCCAGATACATGTTGATTCCAATGAATATGTGCAGAGTGATGTCCTCCACCTTTTTTAGCAAATTCCTGTACCCATAATTCTGAAAAAAAAGTTTGATATTGTTGCATATCAAAACCACACCAATCTAAAAACTCCCAAGACTTTTGACCAACATAATTTCTAAAATCTAAAAAATTATTATCCATTGTTAATGGTGTTGAATGATAAGATCTTCCAAAATCACCGTGTTTTTTTATATATTCTTTTTCTCTTTTTTTAGCATCTTTAATATATTGGTTAGATGCTTTATTAAGTGATTTAATAAATTCTGGTTTATGTTCAATCCATATTGGTGTTTTAAAATATTCTTCAATAATCATATTATTTAAATGGATATCCAAGGTTCCACATAACCAATGAATATCTCACTCCTTTCGTTACAGGTTTAACTCTATGCCATACAAATGAAGGAAATACAATAATAGATCCTTTAGGAAGTATTTCTTTTGCTTGCCTTAAATGTTTAGCTTCTTCTCTCATATGGGGATCATAGTTTCTAAAATCAAACTCTAATTCACCACCTTGATATTCGGACCCATCTGTTAATTGACAAGTCATAGAAAGTTTTCTTATTTTACCATGTTCTTCAGTATTAGGTTTATCATAAGGCTTATCCCAACTATCACAATGCCAGTCATAATATTGATTCAATTTATATTTTGTAAATTGACAAGACTCTGATCTATCCCATTCAAAATTCCAACCTGCAGCTCTATTAGCTTGATGTATGTAGGGGTGTAATTCTTTATATATCCATGGATCATTAAGCCATACTAAATCTGAATTTCTTTTACGTTTCATATCTTTAATTTCATCTTTAGTAAGTTCTCTATCTCCATAACCACCTGTTCTAGCCATTGTTTCTGATTGTGATAAACCATATTTAATTATGTCATCACAAATTTTAGGTGGTATTGCTGATTTAAAATACCAAAAGTAATTAGATATATTCATAAGTTATAGTTTGAACAAAGTTCAAAGAATCTTTTTGTCTGTTGTTTATGTAATACATATTTGTAGATGGAAACATGATAAACATATTATCTTTTAATTCTATATCCCAAGATCTTCCTTTTCTTCTATTGTCATCATAAAAGATTCTGACAAAACAGTTATTAGTTTTAACACCATAAAGTAATGTGTAGTCTGGTGAATTCCTTAAATCTACAGGATCAATATTAAGTAATGGTTCTGTTTGTTGATTGGGTTTATACATATCTCCCCAAGTTCTTTTATTTACTAATTGAAAATCATATTCTAAATTTACATGATCTCTTATGTAAGTATTAAGCATGTCCCAAGTTCTCGAAAATGGAAACTCTGAATCTGTAAATGTTGATTGTAAAATATCGCCTGATAACTTATCTCGATCTATTTCAAAACCTTTAGGCATTGAAACATCACCATAGTATAAAGTTTGCTCTGTTAAAACTTTCTTATCCATACCACCACCAGATATATATTAATCTAATCTATTTGTCAAACTCCAACCAGTTGTATTATCAGCTTGATATGCATCTTCATCCCAATGATATTCCCACCAATGAGTATTTGCTGCGTTTTGATCTTGTTGTTCTTGAGTAAATTCTGGTACATCACCTATTGGAGAATGCCAAGAAGCATCAGAAATATCTTTTACCCATGAAGCAAATGGTTTTTTAGGCCAAAAAATTTGATTGTCTTCATCCCAAGTAAAACCAACACCTGCATAGTTTCCTCTAAATGGAGTTCCACCTAATTTATGTTGATTATTAGATGTATTGTAAGATGTTTGAATCCACATTTGTGCAGGCCAATTATTGTGTCTTTCTAAATATTGTTGACCTACTGTTTCGTCTTCAACTCCGTCAGCATTGAGCATATCTTTATTATCAAGTGTTAATACTTGAATAATTTTACTGTTGGGTCCTAGTTTTGCAAAATGTGCCATAATTAACTCCTATTATACATTTTATTTTATAATTAGTAAATACATTAATCTTATTGAAATTTATACCTAATTATTACAATTCCTGAACCGCCTGCACCTCCTGGAGCATTTGCTGGAGTATTACCATGTGCTCCACCTCCGCCTCCAGTATTAGCTGTACCTGCGGTACCTGTTGAACTAACTGATCCAGCGCCTCCACCACCTGCGCCTCCAGAGCCTGCGCAAACTTCGTCTGCTCCACCACCGCCACCAGCTCTTGTTACAGAAGAACCTGTTATAGAATTTGCTGTTCCAGCACCACCTGGGCCTGATTGTGGACCAGGAACAACTACACCAGCTTGTGATGCTCCACCACCGCCACCGCCTTTAGATGATCCAGGACTTCCTCCTGGAAATCCTTGAGGAGGACTTGTTGGAGGTGTATTACCAGCTCCACCAGAACCTGGTCCTCCTCCACCACCGCCACCGCCAGCTCCACCGCCAGAGCCTCCAGATCCACCATTTGTACCTCCAGATGGTCCTGGAAAATGTCCACCTCCGCCACCACCAGCAGATGTTATTGAATTAAAAACTGAATTAATACCTGAACTACCTTGTCCTGAAGTTGGTCCACCTGCTCCACCTCCACCAACTGTAATTGGATAACCTTGAACTGTAACAGGAGTTGTACCTGCTGGACTAGGATAAGATGTTCTAAAACCACCAGCTCCACCTCCACCAGCACGTCTAGAACCACCACCGCCACCACCAGCAACTACAAGATAATCTACTGAATTAGGTCCACCTGCAGGATTACCTACAGAACAAACTGTAAAGGTACCTGGAGATGTAAAAGTATGAATTTTATAATCACCACAACAAGTGATTGTACCACCTGTTGCTACAATATAAGTTGGAGCTACAATATCACTCGCTTTTGCATCATCAATTAATAACCAACCTTTAGTAGCATCTACATAAATTAATAAAACACATGCACCTTCTATGTTAATTAAAAAATCATTTGCAACACCTTGAATGTTAGATCCGTTTCGACCTATAGTAATATTGTTTGTATCCGCAGTATTAGCATAATCAGAAATACCAACCGTATCTCCTGCAGTTGGAGAGGAAGGTAAAGTTACTGTAAACGCTCCTGAAGTCGTATTACAAAAATATCCATTTCCTGCAACCGCAGTAAAACCAGTTGTCTTTGCGGTTGTATCCCAAGTTATAGCACCTATATTTTTAAAAGTGCCTTCATCTATTAAAGTTGTTCCACATGAATTTATACCCATAAATTACCTACTGGTATTTGTATCTAATAATTACTATACCTGAACCGCCATTACCACCAACTCTACCTGTTCCAGCATTTGGAATTCTACCACCTGCTCCTCCACCTCCTCCACCAGTGTTAATTGTTCCTGCCGTTCCAACATTAGCTCCTGTTCCACCTGGTCCACCCCCACCTGATCCACCAGACCCTGCTGGTTGACCTCCAGGATTATAGTCAAAAGATCCACCACCTCCTCCACCAGCTCTTGTGACAGGAGAACCTGTTATAGAATTTGCTGATCCAGCTCCTCCATCTCCTGCTTTTGATGGACCGCTATTTTGACCTACAGCGGAAGCTCCACCTCCACCTCCACCGCCATATGTTGGTGCTGCTGATCCAGCTCCACCATTATTACCTTGAGAAGGACTGACAGGAGGTGTATTTCCTGCTCCACCAGCAAAAGGCGAAGCACAGCCTGCTCCACCACCACCTGATCCTCCTGCACTACCTGCTCTATTTGCAGTTGGCGATGGTGAATAACCTCCCGCGGCTCCTCCACCTGTAGATGTTATTGTTGAAAAAATTGAATCAATTCCATTAGTACCTTTTCCAGCAATACCTGGAGAAGTAGCAACTCCTCCTCCTCCAACTGAAATTGGATATGGAGTAGCAGAAACAGGAATTACACCCGCTGGACTTGGAAAAGAAGTTCTATATCCTCCTGCTCCACCTCCACCACCGCCTCCTGATTCACCTTGATTACCACCACCAGAACCTCCTCCAGCAATTACTAAATAATCAACTGAATTTGAACCTGCTGCATTACCTGCACAGGTTACTGTAAAAGTACCAGGGCCTGTGAATGTATGAATTTTATAATCTCCACAACAAGTAATTGTTCCCCCTGTAGCTGTTACGAATCTTATATCTTGTTGAATATCACTTGCTTGAGATCCAGATGTAACTTTCCATCCTTGTGTTCCGTCTACATAAACTAATAACACTGATCTTCCTTCAGTATTAATTATAAAATCAATAGCTTGACCTTGAATATTAGATCCGTTTCTACCAATTGTAATATTATTTGTATCCGCTGTATTTGCGTAATCTTTTATACCAACAATGTCCCCTGCAGAAGGTGAGCTAGGAAGTGTTACCGTAAATGCAGCAGATGTTGTATTACAAAAATATCCATTACCACTTACAGCAGTGAATCCTGAAGTTTTAGCTGTAGTGTCCCAAGTGACCGCTCCTATGTTATTAAAAACTCCTTGGTCTAACATTGTAGTTCCGCACGATACTACTCCCATTATAAATCTCCTTGTATTTTTTCTAATTTTATTTTAAATTTTTCATTAGAATTATTGTTTATTAAAAATATATCGTCTTTACCCTCTTGTAAAGTCCAACTTCCTTTAGTTCCATCTACAATATTTCCTTCATTTTTAGCTTGATTAGATAAATGTAAATCCCCTGTATATAAATTTCTCCAGACATTACCAGAAGCTCCTAAGTCATAAGTGTCATTTGCTCCTGGAACAATATTTCCTGTAGCAGTTATACCTCCTGAAGTAACATCGCCAGCAGTGATATCTCCTAAGTCAGCTGTGATATCTACAACATTAGTTCCATCAGAATATAGTATTTTATATCCTTTATCTGTAGTAGACCAAGTAGCTCCTGTTCCAGAAGTAGTTTTAAAAGTAACTGCAAAAGCACCTGTTGTAGCATTTTCTACAATATAAGTTTTTTCAATAGAGTCTGGAATTATTACATTAACAGCATTTAAAATAGTTCCTGTTAATTTTAAAACTTGGTTTTTACCATTAGATAAAGCACCATTTGAAAAAGTTAAAGTTGCACCTGTTGTTTCATTTAAAGTAGCTGCAGCATATCCACCAATTGCTTGCTCAAGAATTAGTAAGTTAGTATTAGTAAACTGTCCCCAAGTTCCTGAATTTTCTCCAGTTGCTTGTACCGTTAGTTTTAAACTAGCTGATGTAGTATTTGCCATATTTTAGATTCCTTAAATTATATCATAATATTTCATTTATGCAGCAGTGTCAACTTCCGTCCATGGTTGGATAGTTCCTGTATTTACTTCACTCCACATTACATTTTTAACAGTTCCTAATGACATTGACATAGAAAGTCCTGTAATTTCAGCACTCGCATCATCTGCAGTGGCAGTGCCTTCCTGCATAGTCAATTCTTGACCAGTTGTACTTACGTCTACATCTGCTATTGCAGTAACACTAGCCAAAGCAGCAGTCAGTGCTTGACCAGTTAAAGTAACATTTGCATCTCCAGTAACTGTTGGAGCATTTTCTTGCATAGTCAATTCTTGACCAGTAATTGAAATGTCTGCATTAGCAGTTACATCAACACTACCTTCAGTTATAGATAATAATTCACCAGTAACATCTACTAAAGTATTAGCGTCTAAAGTTGCAGTTCCTAATGTTGAAGTTAAAGCTTGACCTGTAACAGCAATATCTGCTGTTCCAGTAATTGAAACAGAACCTAAATTAGAAGTTAAAGCTTCACCTGTTGGAAATGCTACAACTCCAGCAAAAATATCAACATTACCTTCTGTAATAGTTAAATCTTGACCAGTTAAAGGAACTACTACATCAATAACAACACCTGGAGATGTTTCTGCAATAGTAAGTTCTTGACCGGTTACTGCAACATTAACACTTGTTGAACCTGTAGCTGCAAAAGGACTTTCTGCAAAAGCTGTTATACCAAAAGCCATGAGCTACTAAACCTCTTCTAATTTGAACTTATATTTTTTACCTGATTTGTTATTGAATAAATAAAGATCTTCAGCACCCTCTTGAATAGTCCAATTACCTTTTGTACCATCAACTGCATTACCTTCTTCTTTTGCTTCATTAGATAAATGTAAATCTCCAGTGTATAAGTTTCTCCAAACATTACCTGATGCACCTAAATCGTATTGATCTGTTGATCCAGGTACTACGTTACCTGTTACAGTTAAGTCAGTTCCATCAAAAGTTAAATTTGCTTCAGCATTCATTGCGTCAGTGCCTGTTGCAGTAAGAACTCTATTGTTAGCTCCATTGGTCATGAAATCAGACACATCAACAGAAATTGCATCTGCTGCAACATCAATACCAGTTCCTGCTCCAACGGCTAAAGAACCAGATGTTGTAACTGATCCTGTTAATCCATTACCGCCTGTTACAGAAGTAACTGTTCCTGTATTTGTAGTATAACCAGCATCGTTGTTAAAACCTGAGTTATTAATATTTGCTTTAGTTAATTTTTTTTGTGCATTAGCACTATCTACTACAACAAAAAAATCACCATCAGCATCAGATGTTGATGTAGTTAATTCTGAAAGATCAACATCTATTTGATCTGCTTGAACGTCAATTAAGTTTCCAGCGCCAACATTTAATGTAACGTCACCTGTGGTTCCACCTCCTGTTAAACCTGAACCTGCTGTTACAGCTGTAATATCACCAACTTCTGGTGTTTGAAATTCTAAAGCAGTTGCTCCTGCATTTACTGCAAGAACTTGATTGGCTGTTCCAATTGCAGTTAAACCTGTACCACCCTTTGTTGTAGGCACTGTCGGTAATCTATCTGATGATAAAGTTCCTGAGGCAACGTTTGAAGCATTAAGAGCTGTTAAGTTAATACCACTCGCAGCTGGAAGTGTTGCAGGAAATCTTGCATCTGGAACAGTTCCAGAAGTTAATTGTGTTGCATTAAGTGCTGTTAAAGCTGAACCATCTGCTGCTGGTAATGTAGCAGGAAACCTTGCATCAGGTACTGTACCTGAAGCTAAATTTGATGCATTTAAATTTGTTAAATTACTTCCATTGTTTGCAACAATGTTTCCACTTGAATCTAGTATGACTGATTTAGATGCAGGAAGAGTACAAAATACATCTTTAGTACCTGCAGAAAAGTTTACTGCAGCATCACTATTAGATGATGATAAAATTGTATCTCTTGATAAAGTGTCAGTTGCAGCATCTGTTACAGTACCAAGTCCTACTTCAAACTCACCATTCTCATTTACAATTGAATAGTAAGTTGTGTTAGTATTACCAATACCTGCAACAAAGGTTTCAAATCCTAAAGATGCTCCGTCTAAGTTAAGTGTACCTGTACCAGTAGTGG